TTACTATTTTCCAGTGCTAAATCATCAGCAACGACACACCATTGTCGCGCACCTTTATATCCTGACCAATAGTCATCACGTGGATTACGGGTGTACATATGGATATTCGGATTCCACTCCAAATCTGGCATAATCTTTTCAACTGCAACAGTCTTTTGATAGTACGATGCAATTTGTTGAATAATTGAAGATTTACCAATACCTGGAGGGCCGGCAATCAAAATAGCATATGGTGCTTTGCGATAAGCAGAAACGGAGTGCTTCATTAGCAACTCACGTCTCCTCTTTTGCAAACTAAGGAGCTGTTCCTTCATGAAGTACTTATGCTCAGTATCCAAAGCAATGCACTCTCCTTCGGTTATCAAATCTGAAATCTTATCAAGTGTTGCTTGAGTATCGTAGTCAATATCAGTATAGCGAGTAGCTAGATCATTTTCAATAGCTGCTACTCGACTAGTCCATTTAGTGACTTTGTCATTAGCTCGCAAAAGCGGTCGCAGTGACTTTTCAGTCCAACATTGATGCCCAACTTCAGCGACTGCGATATACATCTCTAAAACTGCTTTAACCATGTCAATGGTTGAAGTAAACACAAACTTCTTAAGATTGTGCTTTTGAAATTCCAACAATCCACTTGCTGAAAAATCAAGTCCTAAAGATTGTACTACAGGCATTGCTAAAACGCCCATTAGTACTTTGGAACTAGTGCTAACTGCGGCACTAGTTGGGAGAATCTTGATAGCTGCTAGCATCTGCTTGGCAACATCAACTCCCATAGTGCATCCTTTATACAAACTTCCAAAGTCTGCTTCAAATGCTTTATGAATCATATCAAACAATCCCGCAAAAGATGTTGTGACTGATTCACCTATGTAATTGCAAAATTCACATAGGGATCGGAAAGAACAATTTGTTACAATAAATCGAGCGATGGCTACAGCCATCTCTCGAAGGGAAGTACTGTTATACAAATCATATTGGAACCAAGCAAAGGCTTGTAAGTAGGGCCATAGAGGCTCTATCATAGTTTCTAAACTTGGAATTGGGAGGGGAAGAGAACAAGCTTTCATAAGTTTGGGAGAGGATACTAAAAATCGATTAGTAACCAACTTACGCTTTTCAGAAAAAGCTTGCATTCGAGCCTTGAAATTTTCAAGACCATAAACCATCCTACCGAAGTAGAGTGGTTGTTGAGAGGTGACGATGCCTTCTTCAGGTAATCTGTTAATTTTGGAAAACATATTTCATGAAGGCGAGTGTGTGCGATATAGTTCGCACTAACTCGTTAGGTCCGTCTCATGTAATCAAACAAATTGTTTAATAAATCTCGCTATCATCCTTAGATAATAATTGTACTATTCTTCACACTAAACTTTGAACATCTCTCAAATATTCAAAGACTTCGGTCTATATCCGCCAGGTCTTTCTCCTGTACGAAGTTCAACTACCGTTTTAGTAAGTGCTAGATTTTTACTGCACGAGTTACCAGTGGCTCTCAAGGAGCTGTACCACCAGTATGGCTTTATGTAAAAATCCACTCTTGTCAGAGAGTGTTAGCTACCTGAAAATATAATTAGCTAGAACTATTAGATATTTCAGAATAATTTAAAGATTTACAATACTTAAATGTCTAAAAACACTTGACTACTACTCTATCAGAAAACGAAGCTGAATAAAGCAGGGGTCAAGGAATGGGCTCAATGAAGAGACCAAGGAAGGGGATGGAGAAAAGCATTTCTCCGGAATATTACACCACGTCGGGAACACGCGGCGGGAAATAACACTAAGTAGGACAAGCATCCTACATGTTAATGAGGGGGTGATATTTAACTCATATCTGAGGAACATAGAGACCTTTGTTCAAAGGGTGACCATCATATCGATCGCGAACCACACAATAAGACTACTTTGTACCCTTAAGGGGGGGCGACTTCATAATGAAACAACTGTTGACTACTAATACCCAACAGCCGGTTCGAAGAGACGATCATTGACATTAATAGTCCGAATGTTTATCTCAGCGTACCTATAAATAGGTAATCCAAC